GCTAAAATAAACTTCACCGACTTGTTCTAAAACTCTTTTAAGTTCTGCTCCTGCTTCTGGATCTGAAGCGGTTACCAGTAAAGCAGTTCTAATCATCTTATGTACATCTGTAGCAATATACTCACCGCTCTTAGCTCTCGTCTCTTGCGGAGCACTTGCAACATCGTACATTTTTCTTGACGGGCTAGTAGGTACAAATGTTTCAGGGTTACTTATACCAGTATCTTTTCTAAACCCTTGAGGAGCTCCTTTGTAAGCAAACTTCATCGGATCAACCCCACCCTCATTCAAGATATACTTTACTAGCTCATTAAATTTCATAATATTATTTATTATCCCACAAAGAACATTGGCGGTTCATTGTCACCAAATCCTGGGGCATTGGTGTATAGTTTTTCTTCTAAGTCTTTCTTTTCTTGCAAACCTTCCTCTAACATATTTGCATTGACTAAACCACCGCCGAATAAAGTTGTGCCGGTAAATTTACCTCTTATTCTTCCTAAGACTATTTTACTTAAAGCTAATGAGTACTGAAAGACCCATTGTTCTTTTATAACATCTCGTAATGGCCTTTCTACATAACATTGTAATACCCCGTAATATTGTATACGTTGTCCTTGAGACGTCTGGGGCTGCGGATAAAGCCTCATTATTTGAGTCCTATCATCGAAGTCCCAAGACGGTTTAGTTGATAAAAGCTTCTCTCTATTCTTAAGCCAGTCCTTTAAAACGTACCAACTGATTAAATCAAATCCATAATTACCCATTGCGTAGCTAAAATAAGTTTGTTGAGCTAAGGTTTGCTCAACAGTAAACAGAGTATTAATACCGGAGGTAGAACCTTCTTCCATATCAACAATAGCTATAACTTTTCTATAATCCATTATATCATAGTCAAAGCTATTCATATATACCGGATTAGCATCTGCTATTTCCGAACCAAGTTGCGTTATATTCTTTCTAGCACTTCTTGTAAAATAAGGAGCTAACTGAGGATAGCTACTAGTAATAAATTCGTAAGACGAAAGAGAGAAAATTTCGTTAGGAAAAGCTCCTGCACTTAACGTACCTGATAAGGTAGGTATAGGAGTAAAATAAGCCGCAGGTATTGCAGAATTTGCCACATATACGGTCTTTTGATTATCAATGTATTTTGAAAATAAAGGATTTTCAGTTGCTGTTGTACTGTTTCTATTTTGTAACTGAGTTAAATAATTTTCATTACTCTTAGCGGTAAACAACGAATCTAACTTTAATCCGTAATTAGGTATGTATAAGTTGCTATTAAAAATTAAGTACTCTCTTGTATAACCAGCAAACTTTGTAAACATCTCACAAGCTATACTAATATTGTCATATAGTTGATCTCTATGAAGCTCTACGTTGATAGAAGGATAGCCTAAGTTTCTTAATATTCTTTCTGCTAACTTATCAAAGGAAGTTATTTTACTCGATAAGTTAGAACTTTGAAACCCTGAAATAGGCGATACTGTACAACGTAGTTCAGATGACATATGTTATGTTATTTAAGCTGGGGCTAAAGGTTCTTGCTCTGGAGGAGGAGCTCCTGCTGGAGGTGGTTGACCTGGTTGAGCTCCTGTTGGCTCTGGTATTGAAGCTGGAGTGCCAAATGAAGGAGGTACTCCTCCCCCTCCTGCAGGAGCTACACCACCGCCTTGTTCTTCACCTGGTTGTTGTTCACCTGGTAATGACATTTGCTCTCTCCAATTCGGTCCTCCGTTTAATATCTGCTGTAATTCCCATTCTAGCTCTTTGTCTTTTCTTAAGAACTCTCTATTAGCCTTAATATCAAGATCGGTCCAACCGAGTAACTTCTTTTGAGCGTAGGTAGGAGATATAGATGGGTTGTTAGCTAAGTTAGAGAAATTAGTTACTTTCAATTCTAGTTTTTGATTTTCTCTTAGTTCGTAGAAGTTTGTAGGTACATTGAATTCAATTAAAAGGTTCTGTTCTTTTAATCCATGTTTTTCCAATAACCCTTTTAACTTCAAGTGGGTTAAGAACCCATTCTTCATACCGTTAGCAAAATTTTGTTGCAGACGAATAATAAATCTAGCAAACTTTAACTCTTCTCTTAAGATTTCGTTACCGTCTTTAAACGTACTTTCAGTGTTAAGTCTGTTAGTTGGTACTTTTAAAGCCTTATATAGCTTATTAACGAAGTACATTAAATCGGTTAATTCACCTAAATTAGCTCCACCAGCGAGTTGCGTAACTGACGTACCTTCACTACCCGCTCTCTTTGCAAACCAGAAGCTATCTAACATCGACTGCGGGTTAAACTTTTGTACCGGGTTGCTTGTTTGATTAACGTCAAAAGTTTTCTTACTCCAATACTCCTGAATTAACTTACGAAGATAAGCTTCAGCTTTTGGTGGAGCCATATTACCGACATCTACATTGAATACTAAACGTTCTGGAGCTCTTACTAATCTATAAATTACTATACTATCTTCAATCAAAGATAATTGTCTGTAAGCTCTACGAGCATTTTCTATAAAAGGTAATCTAAATGTTTTATCCTGATTCCAAATACCAGAGTTAATATAAGTTATCTGATTTTTATCCATAGGGATAAATTCATACTTTTCTATCTTATTTGGTTTGTTGGGATCAAAAATTGGTTTACGTAATATGTATCCTTTGATAATCATGTTTTGTATGTTATCAAAAATAGGATCAATTAACTCTGTTGGTAATTGTACTATACCTAATATACCTTCTTCAGGAAAGTTTTTATGTATAATATGTTCAAAATATATTTCACCTTCAACTAATAACTGTCTAAAATATTCCCAACCTTTTCTTTCTAGCTCAAAATTTTGAACATATTTTTTAAACTCATTATCTAACTTAACTTTTTCTTCATCCTTAAGTTCTACATTTCTGAAATGTAATTTTGCAATTTCACCATGATCATTTTTATTGATACACTCATCACAGATTTCATCCAAACAATCACTTACTTCAGCAAACGCTGCCATAATTCTATAGTCAAGAATTCTGGGGCCTTTATCTGCTTGAATGTTAGCATAAACTAAGTCACTATAAACGCCACCTTTTGCTATAGAACCTGAAGGTAAATTATTGTAGTCGTTATCATAAAAGATAGACTGTCTAGCTAATGCTTCTACTCTTCTAGAACCGGTGTCTTGGAATACTTCGTATTTAGGATTTAGTTGACTTAAAACGGCGTTTAAATCTAAAGACTGATAAGGTAGTTTATTAGTAATATTCTTAAAAAACCCAGAACCAGCTATCATTTTATTATCGGAAGCCATTTGAATTATTTAATAGTAGAATATACTAATTCTACATATAATGCTTACCCTCTTAATGGGTGTGGGTATTGATAAGGTTCATAATTTGCAACCCAACTTGAACCGTCCCATGTATATAGCTTACCTTGAGCACCGCCTGGTGTTTGATTCCATGTACCTTGATCAGTCGCCCACCAGCCGTACTTTACAAAAGGGGAAGTAAATGCAAGCATTTGTGCGTAAGTGCCAACCGATACACCAGCAGATTGTGTAGTATCAAACCCACTATCTGCATAAAAATCTCTATTTGCTTGTATAACGGTTCTTTCATCGTATGTTGCTGTAGGGTTTCCTGTCTGTGTTCTATATAGATTTATACCAGATTGAGGTATTAATTTCGATGTTCTAACCCACGGAGCGTTAGCTTGTCTATTACCCCACACGTATGTTGGGCCGCTACCTGCAACTTTAGGATCTTTACCGACACCGATTTGGTCTGTTACAGGATAGTTAATTGGCGTTTGTATTACATTTCCAAAGTTTGGCCAAGCTGCCAGATAGCCATAGTCTGTAAGATAGAACCAGCCGCCTGAACCGTTTGCAGTATTATTAAACACTCTACATTCACCACCACGCATTTCAATAGCGGTCCAGAACAGGCTAGTATTAGTCCAAGTGTTATTATATACTTCCATATTACGTACACTTCTTGCTGGGGTATTTGATGCGACCCCATGCCCGTCTACTTTAATTGCACCGTTTATTGTGCAGAATCTTACAACCATTCTTGCATTTGAATTAGCGTCAGAAACATACCCTGATCCGTTAAATACGCAATCTTCTATAAAGATATTATTACTTGTACCAAAGGTAGGATTTAATTGCCACGCATTAGTAGACCCGCGGGTAAACATAAGCTCAGTGTTACCAGTAGCTCCTGTAAATCTGCAATTATCTACTAACCCATAAGAGCCAGGATTACCGTAAAGGAAATAAGAAGACCCGCCGCCACCTTCATATGTAATATTTGTTATACGTGCACCTTGACCGTAAGTTGCGTCATAAGCTGCAAAAGTAAACGGAGTTACAGGTCTCGATGGTGCACCTATAATTTTCATATCGGCAAATTTAACCTGACTCCACAAGTTTATAACACCTTGAGTGTATGTATAGCCGCTATTATCTATTGAAATAATAGTAGTATCGCCTTGACCCTTAATAGTTATAGGCAATATAAACCACATTCTACCACCATTCGGGCGGCTAATTGCACCCCATGTTGCACTACCAGCTGGTAAAACAATAGTGTCGCCAGCTTGTACACTCTTAACAAATACCCCACCTACGTTACCTCTATAGTAACAGTCTTCTAAAGCATCCTGCGAACAGTTAGTCAAGTAGTAAGTAAACCCAGTTGGAGCTGCAGGACTTTTTGTTACGCTAGGGGTTATAGTAATGGATGGTGTGTTAGTAGGAGATACTGTAATGGATGGAGTGTTAGTTGGAGATATCGTTATAGAAGGGGTGATTGTTTTTGAAACTGTAACGGAAGGTGTAATAGAGGGTTCAGGAGTTTTAGTTGGAGTAACAGAAGGGGTTACAGTTGATGTTATTGATATGGTTGGTGTAATGGTTGGTGTAGTTGTTGGTGTAGGAGGAGGAGCTCCGCAAGCAGAATAAGTACCAGCTAATCTTAAGAATATACCATTTACAGGGTACATGGTACCATCCCCGACTGTGTATGTATTGTAATAGGATAAAGGTACTCCAGTAATGTTAATAGTTTGAGTTAAACACGTTGTACCGTTAAAGAATGTTATGTTAATTAGTCCATTTTGATCAAAATAGAAATCATAATTTGAATAAATTCTAATAGATGAAGTAGGGGTAATAGTAGGTGTAACAGAGTTAGTAACTGAAACAGATTGAGTTACAGATGGAGTTATTGTAGGTGTAATTGAATTAGTAGGAGTTATACTAGGTGTAATTGAATTTGTAGGTGTTATAGAAGGGGTAATTGAATTTGAAGGAGTTATTGTAGGTGTAATTGAAGGTGTTATTGTGTTTGATGGAGTGGTGGTAGGTTGTGGAGTTACAGTTGGAGTTAGAGTATTTGAAGGAGTAATAGTAATGGTTGGTGTTACAGTTGGTGTTATGGTTGGTGTAACAGTAGGGGATGCAATAACTTGGAATATATTTTCAATAACAACTGGTTGATTACCGGTTAATGCAATAACATTCATCTGTTGAGTTAATGGATATAAGAACGTGACTCCAGATGTACCAACCCATTGAACGAATTCAAAACCATCTTGTGGTACTGTGTTTAGAGTTTTAAATGTGTCCCCCGCAGTAATAGTAATAACTGTAGTAGAGTAATATGGTACACCTTCAAAAATTATTGATTCACCACCCCCATTTATTACAATACCAACATTTTGATAAATGAATGGGGAAGGAGTCGGAGATACTGTAGGTGTTATGGACCGGGTTGGTGTTAAAGTGACAGTAGTTGTAGGGGTTATAGAGGGGGTTGGAGTTCTACTAGGAGTAATTGTAACGGTAGGAGTTATAGTAATTGAAGCACTGGGAGGAATATATTGCCCATAATAAAAAAAAGTTGTGTTAGAAAGACTCATATGTATCTATAGTTGTTGCAAATCCTGCTTTATTAAACGGTACAAACACTACCAAAGCATTTGGAGATCTAAATGCTGGGTATAATGCAGGTACATAGAAAGTTAATATATTTTTATTTATAACTGAAAATTCTAATAACTGACCTGATATAGTAGTGTTTTGTGTGCCTAAAATTTTAATTGAAGTAACGCTTTGATAAATAGTTGAATTGTTGGACGATAGTAATACCCCATCTAACAAGTCAAAATTATAACCTTCAAGAATAATATTACCAGTCAGCCCTGGTACAAGAGGTATATTATTATCAACTAACACCCCATTGTAAAACATGTTGGTTACAGTAGGCGTTGCTGACACCGTAACTGTTTCGTTTTCATTATACACTCCAGTTGAAAGAGGGTATGAATAGGTATCACCAGACATATCTTGATAAGATGTAAGGAAACTTTCTACAAAGAAATTATTTTTAATATAATAAATGTTACCAACTGGGTTAGTTGTTTCTTTAAACAGCCACCCTTTTATAGTAAAGGATGTATCCGCTATAACACGTGCTTTTTCATTACCGTTTAAATCAGTAGGATAGTTCATAGCAATTGATCCATCCCACAATACCTCACTTCTTATTTCTTGTTCAGAAGGTAAACCGAATTCAGTTGGAACAGGCCACGAAATAACAATATAAGGATTTGAATATGGTACAAAATTACTTAAAATTTGATCCATGTCAGATTGAAACCTTGTTATAATTGACATGTTAACAGTGATATTAATAGGTACTGGTGATCTTAATTTAGCAGACTTATTATTACTACCATCACTATAATAAAAACCATCAAGCTTATTAAACACTCTATTATTATCTCTTGAAATATTTCCTATAGTTACTGCAACTGCAGGTAAGGTCATATTCTGAGCTAAATTTATAATATCGTACAGTACTCTCTGTTTAGGGGAGTAAACATACCTAACTGAAATTCTATCTTCTACTTTTCTATTTACATTAAATCTTTTGATGATAATATCATCAAACGCAGTTACAAACTGCGTCATTAAGTCTTTAATTTCGAAATAGTAGGGAGATTGTTTCACTTTAAGTTTCTAGAAAGAGCTACTAATAGTTCTAATGTAGCTTCTAATTGTTTGTAGTTACCTTGACTATATAAATTTTTTACGTCATTAAGTTTCTTTTTAAACATGTTATGAACCTCACCTGTCGGTACTGGTCTTGCTCCTTTAATATCTGTTTCTTCATTTTCAGCAATACCGCCCCCACTCATAACAGCTCCCATACTTATTTTAGAACCAGGACTTGTCGGAAGCATGGATGTTCTCGGAGCCGTACTGTTTTTAATATCGGCTTTAGGTCTTCTAAACTTAGCTAGCTGTCTTTTAGGCTGTTCAGTAGAGTCTGAATAGTTACCGGCGTACGAAAAACTAGCTTCGTTTACTTCTTTATACGCTTCAAAAATCTGTTTATAGTCATCCATGCAAATATTTAATTAAGGTACCAAACGTAGTTTTCTTAATAGCCTATATATTTTAACTAATATTTTTGGCACTACTTTTACCTTTACATTACCTCCTATAACTGTAGGTTTATCGCCCCAGAGAACTCTTACATTAACAGTATCGCCGTTTAAACAACTTACGTTATCTAAAATAATGTTAGTGGTTAAATCGCTAGACTGATCACTCCAGTTACCAATGTCAATGTCAACCTCTGATCCTTTCTGCTCAATAACAATGTTCTTTAAAGTTATGTTTTTTGACCCGCCTTTAATTGTAAAGCAGTAAAGTCCGTTTGATCTAACTTTTGTATCTTGTATAGTAATAGATTCGCAGTATCTATTCATATCTACACAATCTTCTTTACCGCCTACTATGTAGCAGTTTTTTACCAAAACGTTAGTAGCTTTAGAAAGTTTTAACGTGTCAGAGTAATCTAACGGATTAACGTCTTTTGATGGTAATGTAAGATCAGAAACTTCTACCCCGTCCTTATCAGAGATAGAACAATAGTTTATATCACTCATTCTTATATTTATAAAAAAAGCCGGGCGAACAATCGCCCGGCTTTATAATAGGTCGTATTAACCTAAGAATTGTTGCTTACGAGCAAATTCGTCAAAACAAATATATACTGGTTGTTGTGAATTTGGAAATGGGGAGTTTAAGCAGAATACATTACTTGCTGCAGAGATGTATGGTACTGTAGTAACACCGCTATCAAATGAAAGCTGTTGATTAGCAACCTCGACAGGAATAACTGTACCTGCAGATGTTCCAGATAATGCTGTTGAACTTAAAGACCATAATACAACGCCGGTCTGTAAGCCTGATGCGCAAGCTTGACCAGTTGCACTTAAAGAGTAATCTAATGTATTATACCCTTCAGCAGCATTGTAATATAGTTTATATGGGAATGTATTATCACCGTTAGTACTACTAAAGATGCCAGCTTGGTTAGCAACGTAAGTTGGTCCCCCGTTATAAACCGACTGCTGGAAGTAATAGCCTAACACATAAGCTGTTAATTTTTCATTAACGGTTTGGTTTAATCTAATAGCTGGAAAAGCACCGCCTTCTGGTCCAACTGTAGCTGAAATTGTGGAAAGAGCAGGTAAGTTACCTCTACCGTTTAAAGCATTAGCGCCTGAACCTGTTTGATTTTCTGTGAAAATGATTTTAGAGAAGCCCATATATTTTATTTATTATATCTCATAACATTTTTTACCATTTGTCAACTGGGCATTTAGAAGTATCAAGTCTTGTTTTAACTTTCATAAAACAACCGCATTTACTACACCTACATTGATCTTTAATAAAAAACTCACAATCTAAACATAATTGCATTCTTTTATCTGCAACTTCTTCTTTAGCAAGTATAACTCCTCTTGAAACTAAATTTTGTATACTATCTTTAATAGCATCGGTTAACCCGAACACCATTTCTTTTAATGGTGGTGTATTGTTATCTTCCATTTACTATATTATTAACTTTTTGCAATCATTCCAGTTTTTGTGTTTTGATCAAAAAATCCAACTGGAACACTATCAACTAAAGCTCTACAAAAATTCTTTTCCCAAGCTATCTGTATATTAGGGAATTTAGTAGATACAGCTTTCTGCCAAGCATGAAAATCTTTATATTCTTGACCATCAGTCTCTTCATTACCCTCATACCCTCTAATAAGTTTAGTATTAAAAGGATTACCAGATACAATAGTACCAATACCCGGCTGACTTTGAGCTTGCGACTGACCTATAACCCGGGTATATTTTTCAAAAATTAACTTACTATCTTTATTCATTACCCTGTTTGGGCTGCTCGTGTTTAGCTTTCTTAATATGTTTCTTTAACCCATCTAATGCATTAGTTAACATACCAATCAACTCTTCATGAGAAGGAGCTTCAGAATCTTCTTCATAACCTTGAACATCGACAGGGGTATTACCTGCAAACCCTTTATCACTTAATTGACCTTTAACATCAAGTTCTGAACCTGAAGTTGCGGGAGTAGACTTTTTAACATCACCTAACGTAGAAGGAGTGTTATGGTTTGTTTTATTGGGTAAAGGGCTCTTCGGCTTAGGAAAGTAAGCTTCATTAATTCTATAAAAGTCTTTATCTATTGGCATACAATTATTTATTAAAAAGAGAAATAATAATAGAGGTTACGCTAGATATTAAAGCAACATATATAGCACCTTTAAACTGCCATGCTATAGTTTCCTTTTCCAATGACTCTTTATGGTAATTGCTGACTGCATTTTTTAGGTCATCAATTGATTCATTTAAGTTAGCTTCAAAGTGATTTAAATCAGATCTAATAGATGCAACTTGTTGCACTAAACTCGGTTGACCATTTCCATCTCTTACAACCTTATTTAAAATCTGCAATTCATTTTTAATGTTAACTATATCGCGATTAATATA